TACCATTGTCACTATCTTCAAAGAACTCTACAAATCCTGCTGATGTTGCACCATTCTTTACAGACATACCTGCGTTAAATACATCTTTTGCAGTAGAGGTAGAAACACCTGTTTGTGTCATTGTTCCTGTGACAGTCATGTTATCATTAACTGTAACTTCAGATGTAGTGTGTCCTATAGACACAGGAACACTTGACGTAGATGTTCCTATAGTAATTCCATTTGATGTGTTTGAATTATCTATATTTAATGATGTTGTAGCATCTAATGAAATAGTTGTTCCATCAACTGCAAATGTTCCATCAATATCTGTGTTATCTAAATTAGTAGTTCCATCTACATCTAGGTCTGTACCAACAAAAAGTTTTTTAGCTATACTTGCACCACCCTCAACTCTTAATGCACCTGTATCACCAGTAGCATCACTAGAGTCAGTATTGTCTGTTATATCAACTACATCTGCAACAGTAAGTGTTGATGCCATATCTACAGCACCGTCAATGTCTACAATATCTAAATTCGATGTGCCGTTAACATCTATATTGCCTTCTATATCTAGTGAATCGGCAATAAGTTGGTCAACTTTTAAATCTTCGTAACTAGAACCTAATTTTAATTCAAATTTAGGACCTGTAGTACTGTATGTAAATGTAGCATCG